TTGCTCAAGCTGAGCAATAGCAACCAGATTACCATCACTTACAGATGCTGCAGGAAGCTGTGCATAAATCTGGCCTGTCTTTTGAGCAGAAAGATGGTTAGGCTCTACTTGTCCAAAACCGATTCTCTTAATTTGTGCCATATTAGACAACCCTCCTAATTAATTTCTATTCTGAACTTCTTCAACTGATTTTATCCAATCTGGAGTTGAATCGTTCATATCTAAACTAAAAGTAATAACAGTTTTCTCTGTCATATCTTTATCATTTTTTGATGTATTATCTAAATCAAAATTGACCTTTTTTCTATAACAAATTACTGCTAATTTTGCTTCAATATCTTCAAGAGAATAATTTCTCTTATTCTCCATTACGTCTTTCTTATCTTCGTCAGAAAGCATAGAGAACTGAGCAATTAAAGCATCCTTTTCTTTATCTTCTACATCATTTTTGAAAGCAACGAGTTCATTGTAAGATTCTTGAAGTGCAGTATACTTAGCCTCAAGAGCTTCATATTCTGCATCAGTATGAAGTGTGCTGTTTGCAACAGGAGTAGGATCTGACTTTGGTTCAGCATCTTCTTCCTCTTCTTCTTGTTCTCTCTCTGGAGCACCACCAACTTCATTACCAAGTTTAGTACGCTCTGTATGAGATTCAGCAGAATCATCTTCTACCTTTACTTCAAATTTCTTTTTATCTTCGTCATCTTCCTCTTCTTCATCATTTGCATCTTCTTTAGATTCTTTTTGAGCGTCTTCTTGCTCCTCTTCTTCTTTTTTAACAAATTCTGAAGAGCTTGATGTATCTTCTGCTTCTTCTTGAGTTTCTGTAAATTCAGTTTGAACGATTTCGTTCTCTGTCTTTACTTCATCTACAATGATATTAGCATTGTCCACTGTATGCTCTCCTTTCAATGCAAATTCTAAATCCTTCATCATACTATATAAAGTACGATTAAAGTTTTCATCAAGAGTGAATTTAGGTGCTGTAACTGCAGCGCCTTCAAAGCAAGGCTCAACATCTTCACCTAAAATACAAAGCTTTGACACTACTGCGTCAGTAATAATAAAGAACTCTGCACCGGTTGCTGAGTTCACACTCCAATGACCATCAAGATGCTCATCATCTAATTCCATAGATTGTGGACGGCCGCCATTCTCTAAAGCCGTTTTAGCTTCTGGGAACTGCTCTGTCCACAGGTAACCAGTTGTCATAAGATATTCTCTCTCAACAGCATTACCAAAATCATCAAAGTCATCAAACTTTTGGAACCAAACTTCTGCGTCTGGTGAAACAAAACCATAAGGCTTTGTTAAACAATTAAAATGAATACCATCTGCATCAAGAATTAATTGGTCACCATGGTCTCTGAAGTCCTGCTTATTATCACTATAATAACCAACGATAGGAGCGCCGCGTAATGTCTTAGCCATTTCTGTAGCTACATCTTTATTGATATAACTACCATTACGATTTTCACCTATGTAAAATACCTTAATTTCACATTTTGACATTAACGGATTAATATCAAGAGGTTGAAGATTAATGAATTGTGGTGATTCAATCGTCGCTATAGATTTATGTGGTAAACTCATTTTCTATCTCCCTCTTACATAGACTCTCTATTTGCTAATGTTTTATCCGATTTTTCGTTGTCTGGTTTCTCTGGGCGGCCAGCCTCAGAGTCACTTGAACTAGAACTTGAGGATCCGTTAGACGAGCCCCCGCCATTCTTGTTTCCGTTTCTCTGTGCCAGTGCTTCAGCGTTCATAGTATTTGATGTAAGTGGAGGAACAAATACGCTAACCAGATCCAGAACATCATTCTCGAAGTAAGCAGTAGCTAAAATAGAACTTTGAGATTGGCCTAACGCAATCTGAGGTAACATCTTTGAGTAACCCATCTGTGCTTGCTCTTTATATAATTTAGCCATCTCTTTGTAATTATAAATCGTAGTGGTTAACACTTGCGCTTTATAATAACACTTTCTATCATTCTTATTATAAGGCTCTAACAATAAATTTAAGAACCCTTCAAACTGTTGAATTAAATTATAAAGTGACGCTTCATCATTAAGAATAGAATTATTTAAAGCAGTATTACTATTACTGTTAAATTGCATTTGAGATACACCAGCTTCATTATAAACTGCTCTTTCTACTCTTGTTAAATCATCAGTTTGAGTAGTATTACTTTTGTCTGACATATCTGCTACATCTACATCAGCAAATGTAGTTAATACATCAATACCTATTGCACGACTCAACATTCTTACTGCATTATTATGAAGTGCTTGTGCTTCATCAACATCAAACACTAAATCGCCATTCTTATCTATAGGCATCTTCTGAATAATAATCTTTAATAATTTTTGAGCCATTCTTCTTTGGTCAAGATCCTTCGCCTCATCTAAATCAATAATAGCAGGTATAACTGAAATAAATGGAGGAAAATCTTCACCATTAAGATTAAACTTTATAACACTTTTAATATCTAATAGATACCAACCAGATGAATCACCTGGATCAAGCTTTAAAGTACCATCTTTATACGCCTTATATCCTTTTTTAAATTCAGCAGGGAATAAATTTAATACTTTTGCCCTCTGCTCACTATTAGAATACATATCGTCAAAGAAAGCCATATTAAATTCTACTGCGGGTCTACCGTTTACACTATATCTAGATCTACAATAAGCTGGCGGCAGTTCTTGAACAGACATTCTATTGCCATTAGGAATTAAATATCCATAATAGCAACCAAATCTAATAACTTTTAAAGCAACATCACCAAAAAATTTCTTTACTTCAAATTCATCAAGATATTTTAATGCTTTAAAAAAGTTTGTAAGTATTTTATTTCTATTATTATTACTTAAACTAACATCTGCATCTGCCGCAACGCCTAAACCGCCATTAATATAAGGTGTTACCACCCAGTCATATCTATATAAATATGCCATATATCTACATAATCTATTATAAATACCACTTGTTCTATAATAGAAATTAGAAATTTCTCTTAATTTTGGTAAGTTTTGGTCTGCAATAGCCTTTAATATATAGCTTTTGGTTCCGAATTGCTTATTTGCTTTCTTGAAGCTACCTAAATCATTAATAGTAGCATCTTGAAGTATCTGCGCACCAACTCGAATTTTAGAAAAAGCATGATTTCCTACTAAAGTAGGTGATACATCTTCGGTGTTATCACCAACAGCCAAAGGAATATTAAATCCTTTGTTTCTAATCTCTTCAATTCTGTTTATCAAAATAACACCTCTCACTTTTTAACTTTATTGTATCAAAATTTTTTAGTTTTGTCCAATTTTAATAACCAGCTAAACTAAAAATATAATCATAGTTTATTCGATGTTCATCGGTGTAAGGAATAGCAATCAGTTTAATGCCATGCTCTTCACAATAAATGCGCTTACGCATGTCATTAAACTGTTGCTTACGTAATCCTTCATATCCACCAAACTTACTTTTAGCTTGGTAATGTTGTATTCCTTGATATTCAATCAAGAAATCTATATCTCCATTATCATCGAATACACAAAAGTCAAATCTAAGAGGTCTCCCAGAAGAAGAAACTAAATCTGGAAAAGAATACTCCTCAACGAAATCTACTCCCGCCGCAATAAGAATATCCTCTATTTTAATTTCTCCTCTACTTGCTCTCATTTTATCTCCTTCTTTTGTGTTTGCTATTGTATTTTTAAAATCAAGTTAATCTAATTTTTGAAAAATGTCCTTACTTTTTCACTATAGCTGCGGCCGCAAGCGTTCTAGGACCAACCCAGCCATCGCCTTGACCTTTACCGACTTCTTTTTCTTGAAACTGCTTAGTATACTTTAATGTAGCATCACCATAGATTCCATCAACAGTAACAACTATCTTACCAAAATACCAATTCAGATATTTCTGCCACAGTTCAACTCTACTACCAACTTCACCATAGTACATAGTGATAGTAGCATTAACTGAAGAATTATATCTATGTACTCTTGGGAATCCTTTATATCTTGCATCAGTTAATGTAGCAATTCTAATAGAATTATTCCATTTTGTAGAATTTCTCTTATTATCATCACCACTACCAGCTTCAACAAGCTTTCCATTACCAATGTATAAAGCTACGTGAGTATCTTTACAAAGTACATCGCCAGGTTTTAAACTCGATTTAGCAGGATGACCAAGATTAGTAAATAAACTAGATTTAGCATATCCACTATTCTTTCCGAAATCCCAAGAACTAGTATTTCTACATAAACTAAGCGCCTTAGGTACACATCCTCCATGTGCCCAAGCCGCCCCTACAAATGGATTACAGCAATATGTAAATTGAGGATCTAACATATTACGTTTTTGTTTACCATTTGTTCCACAGAAGTAGCATCCATTATGATGGGCATTAGCACCTTTAGCCTTATTAGTATATCCATAATGGAATCTATTATCTCCTACAATCCATTTTGCCCATTTAATTGTATCTGCAATAACTTGAGCATTAGATTTTCTTACTGTTGTAGTAGGTAAAATTCCTGAATAAGTCTTTTTGACGGAGGCTTTCTTCTCCAGTAATTTATTGACCTTTTTCTGTACTGCATCATAATTATATCCAGCGGCAATAAGTTTCTTTTTACGCGTATCTCCGCTACCCCATTTGCCATCAATAACCTCCTGTGCAATTACATCAACAGATTTCTTTTTAGGAGCTAACAATTCATTAACTTTCTTTTGGACTTCATCATAATCATAACCGGCTGCAATTAATTTCTTCTTTCTTGCATCGCTGCTTCCCCATTTACCATCTATGACTTCTTTAGCAATAACATCTATAGACTTTTTGCCAGCAATCTTTACAACAATTGCCGTATGAGTTCCACTTATTAAAATATCTCCAGGTAAAAGCTTATTGCTTTTAGCAACATATACGCTATCTGTGAAAACAATAAATTCAGAAGAATTTAAAAGTTTAGCTTTTAAAGTTTCTACATATGCGGCCTTACTTACAGGAAGATAAGAAGTGAGTCCTGCCGCAGCTATCGCTACATTGGCTAATTCTGAACAAGTAAGTTCACAATTTGTAGTAATTTTGCTTAAATCAAAATTAACTTTTTCAGCAGCTTTAAAACAAGATTTTCTATCTGGAGAATTTTGATCATAACCAATATGGTTATTATTGCAGGCATCTATAACTGCTTGAGCAATTTTTAAACGAGCAGACGCATCTTTGGCTCTAAATACATATTTCCAAGAATTGTATTGATTACCACTAGCATATGACCAGTTCGCAAAACTAACTTCTCCGCCGGTTTGATCACCAGCTTGTCCCCCTCTTAATTTTCCTTTTTCACCAGAAGTTGCTTGGCCTATACGAACAACACTACCACCAACATAGTCACTTTCTTTTAAACCTTGATATGGCTTATTTTTATTTATTAATTCAATAACTTTCTTTTGAACTGCGTCATAATTATATCCCGCATCTTGAAGTTTCTTTTTCCGTTCATCACCAGAACCCCATTTACCATCAAATATTTCTAATACAATTTGATCAGTTGTTTTAGCCATATTTTTCTCTCCTTTTATTTTTGGTTCCAATAGGCAACATAACATTTATTCATGTCAACTCTACCACTAATTCCTTCTACAGAACCACTAGAGCTATATTGCCACATACCGAACCAACTAGGATTTTTATGTGTAATTTTAGAATTATACTGAGCAATCCAAAGTGGATAACTCGTATAATTTCCAGTCTTAATATAATTATTAAACCAATTTAAATTAGCATAGATTCCAGGCCTGCCGCCAAGAGCCTTCATCTTATTGATAAAAGCAGATGCAGATTGATTAGCATATCTACTTAAAGAACTAGCTTCTAAATCAATATATAATGGCATGTCTGGATTATATTTCTTACAAGCCTTATAAAGTCTTTTAGCTTCTTTTTCTGCGTCCGCCTTAGTTTTAGCTCTACTAAAAATATAAGCACCAACATGAATCCCCGCAGCTTTAGCTTCTTTCATATTCTTATCAAAGTTAGGATCAAGATAAGTACCATCTGCATATCTAATAATAGCGCCATCTACTCCATCAGCTTTTACTTTTTTCCAATTAATATTTCCTTGCCATTCAGAAACATCAATAACTTTATATACAGACTTTTTTGGAGTTGCGGCAGGAGTGCTTGGCATCTTACTAGCACTAGAACTACTAGAGCTATTTGTAGCTGGTTTTAAGTCGCCATTAAGCCATTTTTGTACAGTTTTTGAAGTATTTGGTCCCCAATATCCATCTGGATCACTTAAACCAAGATATTTTTGTAATGCCTTGATTGTATTCG